CCATACGGTAACGCCCTGTTCAGCATCAGCACCAGCCAGACGGCCGGTGGTGCCTACAAGGTGAAGATTCGCATGTCGAAGCCGGTACTCGTAAATGAGACCGTCAACGGCGTGACGAAGAGCACCATCCTGCGCACCGCTCGGTTCGAGGGAGTGTTTACTTTCGACCCGTCTTTGACGGAGTCGGAACGCGCAAACTTTGTCAGCGAAATGAAATCGGCTTTCGCCGAGGACAAGCCGCTGGTATGGGGTTGCGCGGTCAATCTTCAAGGCATCTACCGTTAATGGTGATGTCTTCGAGGGTTGTCTTCGACATACTCCTCTGGTTAACAGCGGTGGCCTTCGGGTTACTGCTGGGTATGGCAATTAAGCCTACCACTGATCCGCTTGAACAAGGGTATAAAGCCTATGAACAGCAAAAACAGTTCGAGAAGGGCCGCCAAGAGGCGTGTCCCCGTAGCCAAGAGAAATCTCGACTACCGAATTACTGGGGAAATCACCACTACGCTTATTTCAAAGCTGAGTGAGGTTCTACGGGAGGATTCGTCCTTTCGTTGGTCTTACATGGCTTCGGAGTGGCTCTCTAAGTTCTGCAATGCAGATAAAGAGAGTGCCGCTTCAAGACGAGCGGCAGCCATTGAAAAATGGTTGCAAGTGGACGCAAACAATGCGGTCACCAACCGACGCTTAAGTGCGCACGGGGAGTCTGATACTGTTTGTGTGCTGCCTGGAGTCACGTCACGTCGGTTTACCGCACGTGTGCGTGAAGTGGTCAACGCCGTCGTAGGAGATGCGCCATCCCTAGACCTCTCTTTTGGAGGGTTTAGTACTGGCGCGTCTACCTCAAAGCGACGAGACCGCAGTTTCCAAGCTGCGAAGTACCAGGATAGAGCAGACATCAGTCGTGCTGCCTTGCCGATATTCCGCGATATTATTCGTGGAACTGTCTTGCAAGGTACGCATAATCTGGATTTGGACCCCAGATTAACCGACTACAATGTTTTGTTTACCGTGCCTAAATCCAGCACGATTGATCGGGTTGCTGCAAAGGAACCCGATCTAAACATGTATCTGCAAAAGATGCTAGGAGATCAGATCCGCGTCTTGCTGAAAAGCAAGCGTATCGATTTGAATGACCAAAGCGTCAATGCCAGATTGGCAAAGCTCGGATCCGAACGTGGCGATTTAGCTACGCTGGATTTGAGTAGTGCTTCTGATTCGGTCACAACCGAATTAGTACGCATGATGATGCCTAGCGATTGGTATTATTACCTGGACTCGTTCAGGTCGAAACATACTGATTGTGACGGTACTATTGTCACCCCCAACATGTTTTCTAGTATGGGAAACGGCTTTACCTTCGAGCTGGAGAGTTTACTCTTCTATGCTATCGCAAGGACAGCTTGCTACTATACTGGTTCGGCTGGTCGTATCAGCGTGTACGGCGACGACATCATATGCCCTGTTACGGGTTTTGATGCTGTTGTTTCCGCATTGGCTTTCTACGGGTTTAAAGTGAACGACAAAAAGTCGTTTGCCGATGGTCCGTTCCGTGAGTCGTGTGGCGCGCATTGGTACGCGGGTGTTGACGTTAAGCCCGTTTATCTTCGGGCACCTCTTAATACCCTTAGCGATCTGATCCACTTCACTAATGCTTTACAGCGTTGGGGGAGTGAGGGTTCGGGAATCCTTGACCCGCGTCTAGACGACGTGGTGAGATTTCTCCGATCCCATATCCCTAGTGAATACTATGGAGGCCGCGATTTTGACAGTCGCGGTTCCGTGGTAACCTCTGATAAGCCCCGTAAGGAGCTATACACGAAGGTTGAAAGCAAACCGATCCAGACATGGATCGGCGCCTACCACTGGGTCCTTGATCGCAAGTACAAACTACCGTATTCGCTCCCGACTAACCCGTGCTTCCCCCCAAAAGAGGAGGTTGCGGTGAGGTCAGCGTGGGTACGAGCTGGTTACCACAATGGTAAACCAGTGTATAGTTTGCGCACGACTAAACGAGATGAAG